ATTAACACATCTCCATCTATAGCGTCGATGTAAGCAACCCCATCAATATAAAGATCTTTAAACTCTGCTCCTGAAGTACCTAAGTCTATAGTGTTATCAGACAAAGGAGTTACAGCCCCTGCACTAAAAGTAAGGTTTCCTGATGGGCCTACCTTTAATATCCTTGCACCGCCTCCTGACGTTCCATCGTGAGTATGTCCATTTGTTGCATTGAACGCTGTCTCAATGGCATTGTACTCTCCATCAAAATCAGCAGCGTTGATGACATTGCCTGTAGCAATGTTGTTGCTAGTATCTGTACGTGTGTAACCTGCCATGATTAAATCCTATTGTCTGTCGTTGGGTTGATACTCAATGAGTGCAGTATCTAAAGTAAATGTGGGGTTAGTTGAGTTATCAGAAAACCTTAAAGCTAAAGTTTTACCTGAACCAATTAAGTTATTATTGTAAACGCTATCTAACTGGCCTCCGTAAGTCGCAGTTCCATAAACAGAACTACTACTACCGTAGTTAAAAATTGAAGTACCTGTGGAAGATATTGTTTGTACTGGAGGTGTTATAACCCCTGTATTCGTAGAAGTACTAAAGTCAAACTTAATTGCTAGATTTAAACTCATTGTACCTGTAGGCTCAACATACGAAGTAAGTTTGTAAAAAGTCTTTCTTACTTGCGGATCAGAAATAGGCATATAAGGAGACTCATAAATAGCTTCTATACTTGACCCATCAAAGTTAGAACCTGTTTCCATTTTGTATATATAGCCATCGTCGTTAGCAAAAAGAATAGTTTCAGACGATCCAGTGTACTTAGAATCCGCTACGTTGGCTTTTATACCAGAAATAGTAGCCCAAGCCATTTGAGCAGAGCCCTGAGCAGAAAACTTTGTAGCTAATAGACCTTTTGCCTGCTCTGCTTGCTGCGAAGATATAAAAGCAAACACTCTATACTGTGCTTTTTCTCTTAATACAATGGAAGCAAAACTTGACGAGCTTAATACAAAGTCATTTACATCTTTTGCTATTGGGTCAGAAGCAATATCTAAACCGAAGTCGCCTATTCTGTCTGTAGCACTAAGTAGTCTGATACCATCAGGAGACATATACATAATGTCACCGCCAACCTCTTGAATTGTATCTGCATTTAAACAGCCTATCTTCTCAGTAATAGAAGTAACAGCAAAATCAGAAGTACTACTCCCTGTTAGTTTATGTATAGAGTTTTCACCAAATATAATTAGTTGTTCTCTAAAAACTGCTAATCCTGTTATATCCGTAGATACTTTTAAACTTCCTGCACCAGCGTAGAAAGCTATATTCTTAAATATAGCAACTTGGGATGCTTGTGCAATATCTGAACTGTTAGAGGACGTTAGAAAAGCAAGAGTATTATTTGAGTTGTTAAATATGGCAGGGTAGTTTACTCCGTCTACAAACACTACTTTATCTGTACCATCAAAGTTAAAGTCTGCACTTCTTACTTTACCCCCTAAAGCAGTACCATCTCCCAAAGATGTCCAACTTGTGCCTGTTCCATAATGATACTCTGTTCTTGAACCATCAGATCTAGCAACGACTGCTTTAGATGCGTTAATAACTTTACAGCCTAATATATTTCCAGACCCCGGAACTACAGTAGAACTAAATTTACTAAAACCTTTTAGTTTACTATAACCACCTTCTTTATTAGGCTCAAAGTTCTGTAGTATAGTAGCAGATCCTACTGCATTAGTACCCTGTTGCAGAGGACTAGCGTTAGATATCAAACCGCCCTTAAACTGGATAGGAAATGTTTGCCATTGTGTAGCCATTAAAAGTGTACCCTAGTATCTCGTAAATACTCTGTTCTATTAATATTTATACTTCTAATCTGTTTAATCCCTTGCTCAAACTTCTGTAGTCCTAAGTTTGCAGCCTGCATATCACCTCTGAACTGGTAAACGTAATACATAGCCCCATCAACAATTATATATCTATATTGCTCAGGTATTGCAGGTACATCGTCATGCTTAGACAGGTCTACTCCTGTAGCATAATACTCATAGATAATTTCGTAAGCTTTATCTGCGGTAGGTACAAACAGTAACTCTCGGCTAGGGGATCTAGAAACATACCTTGGAGTAGTTCTTATTCCTGTGCTAGAGTTATACTCATAATCGACCCATTTGTCCAGATATTCTTCGTAGTCTAGTACTTTTAATTTTTGTGTAGATATATTTAAAGAGTCGTTTCTTTTAATTCTAAATGAGTCTATGTTAATAGACTTAGCTTCCGTAGGATAACTATATCGAGTAACTCCTGCCACAAGAGTTTCGTTTTCTTCTCGATGTTGCCAAGGCCACTCAAACTCTTCTTGGTGGATATGCCTAATAGAAGAGTTAACTGAGTCTTTTATAAAGCTGTAGAAACCTGTAGCTGTAGCAAAGTTTGAGGAAGTTAATTCTACTTCATTAAGTCTTCTATTTATTTCGTTAACTAAGTCTAGATAGTTATATGCCATTTACTTTTCCTTAATGGTGATATGCACAGATCTCTCAAACTGTAAGGACTGTGATGTCGTTATTAAACAAGATACTTTATACCTAATATTGTTAGTACCTAAGCCTAGCCTAATTGTTGCCACAGTTGTTGTATTTGTCTGACTAACTTTTTGTAATCCGTTTACAACATCTGTATTTGCTACTTGTGTCTTTACATCATCTGCGTCATCAATGTACCAAGTCACACTAGAGATTGTTGTATCTCCTAAAAAGCGTTCCCAATCGATGCTATAATCAACGACTTCTGCACTGTCTTTGCTAGGCCATTTATAAGATCCCATTTTGTATTTCCTTAAGCTGCTATAACTACTGTGTAGTTTGTATCTTGTTTTTCTATGTATACTACATTGTTTTCAGGCAGAATAGTTACTGTATTTCTCAAATCTTGCTTTGGTATGTAGACTACTCTATTTCGGCTGTACTGTGATGCGAAGGGTGTAAAGTCAAACACAACGGCTGTTTCTGTTGTTTGTCCAACTTGTCCAACTGCAGCAGTAGCGGTTGGTAATTCTTTATTAGCATTTGCTTGAAAGCTTGCTGCACCTGTTTGTCCTGTACCTATTGCACTAGAAGGTGTTTTTCTTGCGCTTAAGGTATGTGTAACGGTTCCTGTTGATCCTGTAGCCTCATCTCCTGTTACACCTATGGAGGAGTCATTTGTTCCAGAGGCACTACCAACTGCACTTGTGCCTGCTACACCTGTAACATCAATCGTAGCAAAAATACCTAAAGTAAGTGTACCTAGTTGGAACGTACCAACAACACTAGGTATAACTTCGTTGGAGTCTGAAGTTTCTTCTGTAGCACCTGGGCCACCTACCGCAGATACACCTGTTGGGTTTGCTGAGGCTTTACCACTTTCTGTAGTGCCACCTACTGCAGTTGTACCTACTACGCCTGCTATGGCTTTGTTGGATGTAGCTACTTCTGTAGTAGAACCAAGCTGACCTGTTGCTCCAACACCAACAACAATAATCTCAGTTACATTTTCTTTAACGCTACCTGCTGCACCTGTACCAACCACAGAAGGTAATGTTATTGTATTAAAACTTATAGTTGTTAATGTGCCTACTGCACCTGTGGCAACTCTAGGAGAAAGAGTTCTTGTGGCTGCAGAAGATGCCTGACCACCAAGAGCGTCTGCACCTAAAGGATAATTTCCTAACAACGTAAGCTCCTACAAATAACTAGTCAAAGGTATTAAGTGTATTTTATTACCTTTTTGATCTGTACATCCTGTGTCTATTATCCCTGACATAGACTCAGCTAAAGTCTTAATAGAGTCTGCTTGATATCCATAGCCTATTGAGTATGTGTAACCTGCGTCTATATTAGCCTGCCCTCTTTTGGCTTTTAACTGTGTGTAAATTCCTTGTCCAGAATAGTCAGGATGTACGTATATATCTAAACTAACAACACAGTCTGCTCTTTCTAAACTATTGTTTGTAAGATATGTATTAAAATCTGTGTGGCTAACTATATAATCTATATTATTTGCAGGACAGACAAGATAAGAACCTACAATAGTAGATCCATCCTTTGCCAACCACACACTTGTAAATCTATCTTTCCAGTAATTTAACATAGAAGTTCTTATTTCTACAGACTCTCCAGATTGCTGAGAAAGATATGTAGCTAAGGCACTGAAGTCTGTACTTGAAAGGGCTGCAAGTGTACTTGATGTATAATCTACCATTTTATAATTTCCTTAAGACCACGATATAACTACAGATCCTGCACCGCCTGCTGCTCCTGGGCCTGCCGCAGGTGGCCCTAAACTAGCTGTTCCACCTGCACCGCCTGCACCGCCTGCGATTGAGTGGCTACCAGAACCAGAACTTGTCGCTGCACTGCCTCCTGTGTCTCCTCCTGCACCACCGTTAGCCGTCATAAATATACTGCTATTAAAGGATATTGTAGAAGAACTTCCATTTGAGCCATCTGTAGGTTGTACACTAACATTTGTGCTACCTGCTCCTCCATTACCACCTGAGCTGACATTAATAGTAAAAGTAGAGCCAACATTACCAGTATAAGTTGTAGTGTTTGTTAATGTTCTTGTTGCACCTTGAGATCCTGCATCTCCTACATTAGCTGCACTCCCTGCTTTGTCGTGGGTGTATGCATGACCACCTTCGCCTCCACCACCTGATCCATTTACAACAATGGTCATCTGATTATGAGCAGGTATAGTAAACGTCTGGTTTATACCTGCGTTGAAAGTTTGAGAACCTGAAGTGACTTTTACTGCACTGTAAAACTGGTTCATGCTTATAGTTCCACTTGTCGGAACGTTGGTGTTATTAGAAGTGACATAGCTGCCGTTACGGTAATACTCACTCAAGCTTATAGGGTTAGAACCTCCAAACTCTGTTTGAATTTGAGCTAGTGTTATTGCACCACTACTTTGTAGAGCCATGCTCAGTCTCCATATTATCCCAAATTATAATTGTACCGTGATTATTCTTTCGAGCTACAGCATCTTTTTTAGCTTTTTTATACCATCGTTTAAACAAAAGTCTGTCTACTGTTGTCTTAACCCCAAACAATCTGTGTAAAAATATACCTAACAAAAAAGTTCCAATCATTACTGTTATATAGTTCCAAGCAGGAAATAAATAAATGTTAAATACCCAAGC